CTGTACAGGCTCCGTTCGCTTTGCCTTCAGATGTTAACGTTATTGAAATTGGCCCAGATGCGACTATTCGCTCTGCTAGCCCAGAAAAGATTCGTCGTGTTGGTCTAGATATTCCTAACGGAATTTTTCAAGAGACTGCACAACTTGATCAGGAACTGCGCGTAGGCGCACGTTATCCTCAAGGCCGTCTTGGTGAAGCCAGTGGTTCTATCGTTACTGGTCGTGGCGTTGAAGCGCTTATGGGTGGATTTGACACTCAGGTAAAAACAGCGCAAGCAGTCTTTGCTGAAACATTTCGCACCGTTATGAAACTTTGTTTCATGATGGATGAAAAGTACTTTGGCGATGTTGAAAAAGAAGTACGCGGTGTTATCAACGGCGCACCTTATGAAATTAACTACACACCTACCAAAGACATTCAAGGTGATTACTGGGTAGATGTATCTTACGGCATGATGGCTGGACTTGATCCAAACCGTGCTTTGGTATTTGGATTGCAAGCACGCGGAGATAAGTTAATCTCACGCGACTTTTTGCGTCGTCAGATGCCTTGGGATATGAACGTTACCCAAGAAGAAGAAAAAGTAGAAGTAGAAGAATTACGTGATGCTTTGATTCAAGCGGTTGCTGGATATGCTCAAGCGCTACCAGCACTTATATCGCAAGGTCAAGATCCTACAAATGTACTTATAAAGATGTCTAAGATTATTCAAGGACGTCAACAAGGCGACCCTATTGAAGAAGTGATTGCTGCGGCATTTGCTCCAGCACCACAACCTGCACAGAATTCCCCAGAAGCAGGTAGTGCCGCTGGCGAGGCTGCAGCCCCAGGACAGGCGCCTTCTGGGGAGCCTAGTGGTGCCTCTGGCATTAATCAGCAAGGGCTAACACCTGGCGTAGCACCTGGACAGCAAGGTATGGCACCTGGCGGACGTCCTGACCTGCAGACATTACTTGCAGGACTTTCATCTTCTGGCGCACCTGAACTATCAGCGGGCATAACCAGAAGGACAGCAGTCTGATATCACTGCTTCCAATCAATCCCCTATAGGAGAATACAATGGCAACACTTAAATCATCGCTTACAACAAAGGTTCCTTCACCTAAAAATCAGGGTGGACATGGATCATCTGATGCAGTCACACAGAAGACAAGCATCCAAAAGGCACCATCTGTCAAGTCAACAGGCATGTCAGACATCAAGTTCACCGTACAGCCTTCAGGTACAAAAGGTACAGGAACTGAAGCAGGAAAGCCTCGTTCATAATTGAATAACGACGAGCAGGGCAAGCCGCCTACAAGCCTAAGCAAGTGGGATGTATTTGCCCTGTTCGCATCAACTGCATCTGACTTATGCGATGTAGCATCTAATTTTTTTCAAATTCTAACTCACATGTTAGATACACAAGCAAGTTTCGTGGATGAGAAAAAGTCATTTCACGAGTATGCAGCCCGCACCATTGAGACATTAAAAGAAAGTGAGTGATAATGCCAGCCCCACAAAAGCCAGCAACAACACCTTCACTCCCAGGTAAATTATCTACCAGAACCGATGGCGGACCAGCATCAAAGCAAGCAGTAAAAAGAATGACAGGTATGGCCTATGGGCAGAATCAGGATTTTGAAAATACTGAAGCATCTGCACCAATGGCAAAAGCAACACCAGTTCAGGCTATGACACCATCAGCAATCGCAGGAGCCGCCGCTAAAGCCGCTACTCCCGCTGGCCCTGCTGGTGCAATGGGGGCAGGTGGAATGGCATTGCCTTCCTTGACTGGCCCATCACAACGCCCTAATGAACCTGTTACTACACCTGCTCCGCAAAAACCAGCAGTAGATCCTCGCATCGCCGAGAATGCTACATTGGTTCAACGGTATATGCCTGACCTACTTGCAGCGACAAGTATTCCTGGTGCGCCTGATTCTTATCGTCAATTCGTTAATTATCTTGCCCGTCAGGCAGCACCCGTCCTCAATGCTCAGGCGGCGCCTATCCAATGACGCAATGGACTGAAGGAACTTTGTTTGACAATATTGACAAGTTTGCCAGTGCATTAGGTTATGACAACGCTGGCGTGATATTGCCACTAGCATCAATCTCGTGGGATAGCCCATCAGATCGTGATGCCTTTATTAATATGATTACGAATAAACCAGCCATCCAAGGTCCGCAGACAGATTACATGTCTCATGCTGATCAGAAAGTCCAGGTAAAGTAAATGGGCTTATGGGATGACTTTCTTGGCGTTGTTAAAGGCGTAGGCAAAGATATTGCTCAAATCGGTACATCTACTACATCAACTGTAGTTGGTAACGTTCAAGGCGCTATTGGCGCTGGAGCATTAAATCCGCCTTCTGCACAACCAAGTATTCAGAATCTTAATCAGGCTGCTCAAGCAGATGTTACTGCTCTTACACCAGGTGGCGTTACTACACCAGGTACTGCTCCTGCCGCTGGTAGCGATTTACTTCTTCGTGCTGCCGCACCTATCGGCAACTTAGCGTCGCAATATGTTAATCGTCCAATCTCAACTGCTGAATTGTTGCTTAACAAAAACAACCCAGATGTTGAAGCAGGCGCAAGCGTTGCAAAAACGCTCAAAGATACTTATGATCGTTCTGCCAAAGTATCGCCTTTTCAGGCTCTTACGCAGACGCCTATTTGGCAAGATACGCCATTGGGTCAATTTTCAGATACTGTTCTTAAAGAAGGCAAAGTTGATGTCAAGGGTGTCAACCTTTGGAATGATCAGGACATCAAGAAGAACTATGTCAACAATCCATTAGGTTCTGCATTTACAGGTCTTGGCGATTTTGTAGAAAGCAACGTAACCTTTGGTGCAGTTTCTGGCGCAGTTGGCAAAGTGGCGTCTGTTGCTACAAAAGCCGCTGGTCTTAGCACTGATATTAATGGTGTTGCTGATCTTGATAAACTTAATGCTGAAGCAGATGCTCATTTGCAAGCAATCGCCACAAACAATGTACAAGGTGCTAAATCACCATTTGGTGCAATAGTACAACGCCTTGCTAATTCAACTGATTCAAATGACATTGTTACTCAACTGCGCAATCTTGGCAGCAACAACGAATATTTGCCTGCACTGATCAAGTCTACAAATAACCCAGTTGTTGTTAAAAATATTCTTCTTGCTGATAAAGGTTATACCCCAGCAATGAATGCTTTAATGGAAACTAATCCTGATGACGCTTGGGTTATTGGCGATACAAACAATCTTCTCAAAGGCCATGCCGCTGTTACTGGTTCTACATCAGTTCCCAACGGCACTGCTTTAAAAAATACTCTTAATGCCCATGATGCTTCTGTCGCATCTATTCCAGCGCACCAAGATGTTCTCAACGCTTTTCTTGATCCTAATTCAGACACAGCACAAAAAGTTGCCAGTGCTGCGATTAAGCCTATCTCGCCAGTTATTGGTGGTAAAGTAATTGCTTCTGCTAAAGATCGTTTGGCTGATATTGGTCAAGCCATGCAGACTCGTGATTTTGAAGGCCTAGGCGGAATTTCTGAACGTGTACTTGGTGGTGGACTTAATAAGCCAGTAACCAAACTTATCCGCTTTGTTGGCACATCTAAGCCACGCGGTTATATTACTTACAATGGCCTTCGCCCTTGGGATGGCGTTGATGAGTTAAATTCTTTCTTTGACGATATTCCATCATTTTCTAACGGCACAAATGATATTACAACTGACTTTAAAGAAGTTGATGGCAAGATTGTTCCTCAAACAATCAAAGCATCTGAATATCGCCGTAACGCTATTTCTCAATTTATTGATGCTCAAGGTCCAACGGCTAAAGATGCTCTTATCCAAAAGTTAAATGCTGATATGGGTAAGCACCTTTTTTACACTCATGGTGTGTATGATGACAAAGCAATTGAAAGTTTTATTAGCGAAAAGGCTGGTGAACTAAATACTATACACCGCTCACTTGCTGTTGATGGTTATGGTTTTGATTATGCTGATCGTCTTGTAACGGATCCAATAACTCAAAGCCAATTGGCTGATACTCGCTCTATGCTTCCTTATGGAAAGTTAGAGCGTACCATTGAGGCTGAAGCAGCCCGTCAAGGTCTTGGCCGTGCTGTAGCAGTTACCCGTGCTGGCGCTACAGATGCCACAACAAGCCTATTTGAAGCAATGAACAAGATCTATAACACATCAATGTTGGGTCGTTTGTCTTACATTCCTAAAAACGGTTTTGCTGAACCTTTAACCACAGCCATGCTTTCTCATGGTTTGGGTTATCTTGAAGATTCATCTGGCACCATCACCAACGGCATCAAGAACATGAAGAACCGTTTGATTAGTTCTGTTGTTAAAAACAAATCATTAAAAGATATTAAAAATATCAATCAGGTTGTTTCTCAAAAAGTAGACAATCTAAATCAAGCCTTGCATATTCGTGATAATGCTTATTCTGAATATCAAGATGCTTTTAATACGGACAACCTTTCTCCTGCAACAAAAGAAGAAAATTTGGCTCGTATTAAATCTGATCTTCGTA